TGTGTGTGTGTGTGTGTGTGTGCCAGTTTAGAAAGTGTCACAGTGTTGGTAACGGGATAAAAGTTTTCTTGTTAAATTGAAAGAGTAAAGATTAGGGATTTCAACCATGACCGTAGCTAAAGCAGCAAAAGCGACATTAGAATTGGGTAGCCTGCAACTAGATTGCTACCAGAAGCCCGATGGCAACTATGCTTTTTCCATGAACCAGATGAAGGAAACATTAGGTATTTTTATAGGTAACTCAAGAGGCAAAAAGTACGCCAAACCCTTGATGGAAGCCAACTCTCATCAGGTACACATGGTAGCGATTGAGGGTAGTAATGCAAAAGCAAAACTTATCGATTTAAAGTTGTTTTCCGAGATTGTGGTAACTTATGCTCAGCTAGGAAATAAAGAATGCATGGCAGTTTGTTTTGCATCAGTTACGGAAGCAATATAGCGACATGTGGTAAACGTGTCGCTTTTTATTTTCTAGGCTTGTGTGTGTGTGTGCCAGTTTAGAAAGTGTCACAGTGTTGGTAACGGGATAAAAGTTTTCTTGTTAAATTGAAAGAGTAAAGATTAGGGATTTCAACCATGACCGTAGCTAAAGCAGCAAAAGCGACATTAGAATTGGGTAGCCTGCAACTAGATTGCTACCAGAAGCCCGATGGCAACTATGCTTTTTCCATGAACCAGATGAAGGAAACATTAGGTATTTTTATAGGTGACTCAACAGGCAAAAAGTACGCCAAACCCTTGATGGAAGCCAACTCTCATCAGGTGAATATGTTAGCGATTGAGGGTAGTAATGCAAAAGCAAAACTTATCGATTTAAAGTTGTTTTCCGAGATTGTGGCTGCTTATGCTCAGCTAGGAAATAAAGAATGCATGGCAGTTTGTTTTGCATCAGTTACGGAAGCACTAGAGCGACGCGCAGACAAAGCTTTTGATGTTGTACGCACGGAGAAAGAACGCAATGCTCGCTTTGAGCAACGTCGCGCTGGCATCATGGCTCGCAAGGGTTTTACTAACACGATTCAACTCTATATCTCTGAACATCCAGAGTTGTCTACAAACTATGTTCGCTTCATCTATAGCAACGTGAGTGACTGCATCAACAGGCAACTCTTTGGTATGAAAGCCAAAGGATTGTGGAAACTAATTGATGCCAAAAAGGTGTCGCTAATGGATGAATGCGACATAAAAAATTCTGAGGCGCTGCGCGATTATTTCCCTGCGGATGTTCTGAAGGAAATTGAAAGTATCGAAAGCGCTGCCACGAGCTTGGTCTTTAACCGAGGCTATGAACCGTTCGCAGCCGTTAAGGAAACGTTGGATTTTCTTTGCTTGCCAACGTATGAGCTATACGAGATTGAAGAAATGATTGAAGTGTAGACAAATAAAAAGCGACACTAAACATGTCGCTCCTTAAATCCATTTATTTTTTACTATCGATTAACTTCAGTGCCTGCGCATGTGAGATCGACATGTCCGCATCTCCCGACCCTAGCTCTGCGTCAATCTTAAACCCTAGCTTTTGATAAAAACCAATCGCATCCTTGAGCGCCACAACCTTGACACCTTTTTTGTGCGCTGCCGTAGCAATTTTAAGAACCTCAACCACAGCTTGTGTGCCAGCACCTTTGACACCAGTACCTGCTAACGATTCAGGGCTTGCAACTAAATAATCAATCTCTGTTCCTTTTTTAGAGTGTGAGTACAATATGCCCGCGGCTGTCTCACCATTGGAGTCTTTTACCGTAGCTGCTATCTTGCTTGAATAGTTAGCATTTAGCTCACGCACCACGGCATCCCAAACATCTGCGTTAAATAAGAGTTTATCTTTAGTTGCCTTGTCCTTTGCTACTTTCGCTAGCTTTCTGGCTTTAGCGGCGTTTTTTCTCGCAACATCTTTTGTTAAATCCTCAACGAGCCCGGGGCTCAGGCTAGAGACTGCGGATGTTTTAACGGGGGTAGCAGCAACGGGGGCGGGCTCACGGGCATCGGCACCCGATTTCTTTGAAACTGTTCTTTTAGGCAATGCTTTCGCGGCACCTGCAAGAGTTTCAAGCCCTTTAGCATTATTGTTTTGCGCATCAAATCGGCACTTGTAGCTCTTACGAATACAAGTATTGCCACATACGCGGCTTTTATCTGAACAGTTTTTTGTCATAATGCTATCTGGGTGGATAACTTACTTTCAAACAAAAGCGACGCATATGTAAACACGTCGCTCTCTAATCTATTTAAGTAGCGTGTATGTGTGTGTCTTATTCTAGTTGCTTCCGTTTAAAATAAGTGCGGCAGCCCCAACGAGACCAGAAGTTCCCAGCCCTACTGGACAAATCGATCTATAGGTCATGAGTTCGCCTTTGAAGCTACGGATATCAGCATCGAAACGCTCTTCGGTCGAAGCAACACCGCCATTGAGCATGTAGCTGTAGAAAGCAGCAGGACGACCCATGTCAGCATCGGTAGCGGGCATGAAACCAGCTTCGATAGCGGTGGGTTGGTAGAATAGGATGGAATTGCTATACATGGGTTCCAGAGCACCTGTTACGGTGTTGAGAACGCGGCGACGGCTGACGCGAACTTCTTCTACGTCAAAAATCGTAGCCAGAAGCTCAGGGGTCATGGCAGTTCCGCGAGCCATAAATTCACGTAATCTTTTGTTGCGCTTGAGGCTCAGGTAGTCTTTCTCAGAGAGAAGCAATCTGTTAGCTTTGATACCAACTTGGTTAGTAATAACGGTGTGGAGTGTATCAAACAGAATTTCAGGGTCAGAGGTTGCTTTGTTGAATTGGTCAGCAGCAGCGACGCTAATAACGTTGCTAGCTTCGTAGTTAGCGGGGTTTTGAACTTCAGCAGCAACTTGAACTTCCCAAGACTGCATCATGCGAGCAGCAGCATTAACGACAGCTAAGCGACGTAAGTCTAATTTGCTGCTAGCGGTTTGAGCAATCTTGTCTTGCTCTTCAGTAACAGACCAACCAATAGCTTCTTGATGTAGAGCAAAGCTACGGGTAGTGTAGCCAACATCAACACGTTTGAAAGCAGCGCCAGGTGAGCGACGTAAGTCAGCAGAAGCGAAGGACTCTTTGCCGAATTGTAAAATCTGTCCAGCTAGCGAGTTAACGTTAACTAAAGGAGCGATATAAGATGCCACACCATCAGCATTCATGTAGCCGAGGCAAAATTCTGTCAGTATGGGATCGAAATGGTGTAAAGAAGAAAGACTGCTCTGCATCATAGTAGTAATTTCAGTTGTAGGATTTCTAGAAAAACATTTACAATTTACTTTTGGTAAACGTCGCTAAATTCAGTATTTCCACGGATGTGTTTTACGATAGGTGTAAGCCATAATATAAGAACAAAGCAAAGAGCACACACACACACACACCATGACACAACAACAAATTAAACAAGCCATTATCTCCTGGGTAGCTCAGCTTTCTGAGGACAACACCCCTGAAGAAGAACAAAACATCACTGCCATCGTTGGCAACTTGCTCGCTCGCTTAAACAATAGCCTCTAAGGAGATACTTACATGAAAACAGTTATTGCCGTAAGCGGAAAAGCACGTGTTGGTAAGACAACCTTTGCCAACTTAGCTCAAACCATGGGATGTGACATAGTTGACATTAGCAAATTCCTAGCTCGTATGACAGTTGCGCGTTTGGAGATGGCGGGGCAGCTTGACTTAGACATTGTTGATGCCCGCAAAGATTGGATAGCTATTGATGCCCGCACTCTGCGCCAACATATCATTGACACTGGCAACGCCCTAGACCACATTATTCCTATGTGGGTTGTGTCGGAGATTCTAAGAAGTGATAAAGACACTATTGTTATTCCCTCTGTGAAAGACATGGGGCAGGTTGCCAGCATAAAGTTGTTGGCGGGTAAGCTCTTTAGAGTGAAAACCCTTGAGATTGTAAACTCACGTGTGCCACACGTTAGCGACGTGAGAACTCCATTTGCTTGCAACGTTGTGATTGATAACAATAGTAGTAAGCACGAGTTTTATGACAAAATTATTGCTTATTTTCAAACACTTAAGGAGATTAGATAAATATGCCGGTTCCTTCTGGTTACGTCAATGCTGCTGACTTACCTATCATTGCTACGCCCGACAGTAATGATTACCTTATTGGTGTCGCAAACGTGGGTGGCACACCCAGCTTATTCCGCACGCAAACAGCCCCAGGTGGTAGCGGAGGTCTAGAGCGCAGAGCACACGAGACTACACCTGCTTTCAACACAACGACTGAGACCACGGGCTTTCAAAACTTTGTTGTCTCGGCTTTTATTGACAACCATGCCCTAACAAGGTTTGTTGTCGCAAGTAGCTCTCCCATTCCAACACACGTTTGGGTTCAGTATAGTATGGCTTCAACAGGAACATTATCGTCTAATTTGAGCGGTAACTACAGCTATGCCGACAGCGGAGCTACGTCACCCTATAGACACTTTCATAACGGTAGTTCATCTAACGTGGGCATACTTTCCAACACTAGCGACACCTTATTTAATTATTGGGGCGCAGGTGGTTATGATGGCACAGGAGGCTGGACAGCTAGTTCTGATTTATATTTCTCAGTATTTGCAGACTCGGGTGTTCTTTATCTGGAAGTCGGCACAGGTGGTACGCTAGACCCGGGTGTTTTTCAAGCCTATGTCATGGCTGGATTCTTCAGTGACGGTGGTGAGACCTAAGCTTCTGGCTCTTCCGTAGGTGTTTCACTCAATTCTGGCTCAGCGGGCGATTCCTCTAATTGGAGCGCCTCCTGAGCTTTTTCAATCTTGAATCCTAGCGCAGACTCTAGAACCGATTGTGGGACTTCGTATCCGAGTTGTGATAAGTCTTTGGCGTATTGCAACGCTTGCTCACCCGTTAGTTGTTGCTCCAAGTCACTGAAGTCAAAGCTTAAGGTAGGAACCTCTGCTTTCTCCCCGAAATTTAGCTCCACAAGCCACTTCACAAGAGTTTGATTCAGTAGCGTCACTATCTCGTCCGCTAATTGTTTAGCTCTACGAACCCTAACGCTGTCAGCAACTTGGTCGCGGCTTCTGCTACCGCCGTCGCCTGCACTCCCTACCGATTCTTCGCCGCACATGAGCATAGAGATTTGCTTATCAACATAAGCCAGGATTTCTGAAAACACCTCTGCTTTACCGTCGCTGTTGAGCCAATCAACACTTACGCCTTCGGGAATTGTCATGGATGAGCGTTCGCCAAGGGACTGCATCGCTAGTTGTAAGTTGTCTATTTCTTCATCCTGCAAGCCTATAGGGTAGGTAGCGATTGCCGTGGGGTTAACGTGCTTGTCCGCATAAAGTCTCCAGTCCTTTAACTTCATGCTTCGCGCTTCCACCAGGTCAAGCAATTGTGCCCCCAAACCAGCACCATAGATATCTTGGTTATCGTGCGTCCAATATCGAAATAGTACGAGCGAACGAGGAACCACTGGCGTACCATCAATTTGGTCGTTTCTGTCGATTGCTCTGACCTCAAGCTCGTTCGTATCTTTTGTTAGACTAAAACCTATGCGACGTGCATCCCGAGGTATAAGATTGCTAACAATTGCCTGCCCCTCAACTAAGCGCCAGCTACATTCCGCAACTTCCATACCTGTAATAAGCGCTGTAGCAAGGTGTCGTACGACCGATTTTAGTCCGCGACTAGGTTCGCCACTAACGGTGCCGTTTTTGGTTACGTTGTCGCCATTGCCAAGGTCGGCTAACACGTCTGTGACAAACTTATTAATTTTCTTCGTGCTGCCTTGCACAACCCAATCGCGCGACATTATTTCTGACACGAGCTTATCAAAACAAGCCAGCACCACGGGGTCAAGCAAAAGATCGCGGTAGATTTCACTAGCACGGGTTGCGGTCTTGCCTCTACGCTTGAGGATTTTATCGTTGCGAGAGATTAAACCTAGACGACTATACGCGGTAAATGGGCTTCTTGTCTCCGATAGTATTTTCCCTAACATATAAAAGTTAAACCCTCTGAGTTTAATGTCTACATCATAAGTGTTGTCTTACTTTGCAGGCAAATTAAAATCGATTGCTCAAGGTGCAACCGAGAAAACCTGTTAGTATCTTCTAACTTTCCTCTAACTCTACGATGTTTCTACCGTTTTCAAAACGTTTGCTTTTGACTTTGAACTTAGTGCCCGCGTTAAATAGGATTTCACCTTCGTCAGCCTCGTTCTTGTAGTCATCCATGGGTTTGCCACCTGTGCCTTTGAGTTTAGGGGTAATGACAATCTCGACATCTCCCCCTGTCCAATTCCCTTTTAGCTTTCCTTCCAGGAAGTCAGATTGTGCCCCCACAGTAGTTGACATCAACCCTTTAGTTCTCCAATCCTTTCCTTCTGTGAATTGAGAAAGGAAAGCATCTGCACCATCACCCAGGTTCATTACTCTTCTTAATGTGGGGGGTACCTCTGGACGTGTTTCAAGGTCGTTATACTTCCCAGCCACAAGCCCCCAATCCGCAGAAGGAAGTTTGCTTATGCCCGCTACCATATCCTTTGCCATGGCTTTTATGTCGTTGTTGGTAACGGATGAAGGATTATAGAGCGCGCGATTAAGGTACTGAAACGCTGTCTCCTTCGCGTTAGCTCCTTTTAGTCCTTCTAAGGGGCTAATATACGCTGCTACTGCCGTGGCTTGGTTGTCGTCCATTCCTTTGGCTGCATTCTTTAATCTTGCAACTTTACGGTTATGATTATTCTTGCTAAATTGAACGCTATTTTCTAGGACGCTGTCGTAGTCTGACTCGTGCAGATAATTACCATCACTTTTAGGGTAAGTAAAATTCCCTACCTTCTTAGCTGGACTTGTGACACACTTAGAGCGGTTGAACACAATCATGTGTTTTTCTTCTGGCGTGTCCATCTCAGCCGTCATAACCCCATCATAACCCAAGCTCATGGCTACAGCCGCGGGGTCTACCGTATCTACATTTGCCCTCTTAAGTTTATCCCTCAGCTTTTTATAGCTTTCAGCATCCATGACTTTTGCATCGGTCTTAAGTCCCACTGCGAACACTGAACCATCCTTACCCGCGTACCATTCAGCTGTGCTTGCGGCTTCACTATTGTTAAAACCTTTTGCAGCCGTAGCGACATAGTTACCATCACCATACACTCCTTTACCTACGAAATAATCATCGGCTGTAGCCTCTGCAAAGTTTTCTGCAATCCCATCGCCCTCTTTAATACCCCTAAAACCGTAAATCTTGGTCTGTTTTGCAACATCATCCGCATTTCTTACGATTTGAGGTGCTTGCCTGTAGCTGGCGTATTCCGGTCTTGACATGAGCGCACCTACTGTCAACTCCTCGTCAAAACCTACGCCTGCTATAGAATTAAGACGTGATTTTAAAGCCTCGCCAGATATGTCACTTTCAATGATATCTCTGAGGTTCTGGTCAGTGTCCACGCTGACGAGAGCATCCAGGTGTTGCTTACTAGCTGAGGAGAGTTTGCTGTTGTTTTGTCTTGCTTGCTTACCTTTCTCTACATATTCCTTGTTCTGCTCGGCGTATATAGCTTGCACTTTTTTCTTAATGCCCTCTATCTTAGCCTCAGACGTTGTTTTCTCTTTTTCCGCAGCTTTTTTAATCTTTGCGGGAGAGGAAGAGCCTAGAATAAGTACATAATCATACTGGTCAGCTACATCTCCCTTGAGAGGTGTGTCCCCTGCTTGCGTCTCTAGTTCCAACTCTAAATTTAATTTTTTCAGAGGGTCTGTTTCCTCCTGCATCTTCTGCTTAAGTACCGCACTCTTGTAGTACTGTGCCGCAATCTCTTTTACGATTCCTGTGGAGCGAGCTTCATATTGGGCTTTATCTAAACCACTGGAGTCTCCACTACTTAACAAATCCGCCGCCACTAATCTCTTAGCGTTTGCCTCTTCCGTTATCTTCTCTAAGTGCTTTTTAACTTCTTCAACACCTCCCTTTGCTTGAATATCTTCTAAGTTTTTAATGTAGTTTTCTCGTGCAGCCTTTACTTTAGCCATCTCAGGCTCTAGCTGTTGAAGTAAGGCTTCTTCTTTTTTCGCTGCTGCCTTCGTTGGGGGGTAAGTATTGCTAACACGGAACAGGTCTTTGATTAGGGCTGTGTTACCTGTACGCAAGGCTGTAAAAGCTCTTGCTGTGTCTTCCGCAGACTTGTCGATATCTACTGTGCTATCAGGTGCTTTAGCCGCAGGTGCTTTAGCCGCTTTTGCCTTAGTTTTCTTAGCAGCAGTTGCAAGCGTTGTTAGTCCTGCATTAGAGGTAGCGGGTGGGTCAAAGCGACATTTATAGGATTTTTTAATACAAGTGTCACCGCATACGCGGGATTTTTCTGAACAATTCTTAGCCATGGTCACGTAAAAAAGCTTCTGTAGTACTTTCTGGATAAAACAAAGCGACGCTTGCGGTTAGGCTTGCGTCGCTAAAGTTTTATTTAATTAAGCAAAGCACTAGATAGCGCGACCGATGCGGAGTTCAACCGCTAGCCATTCGCCAGCGCCAACAACAGCTTCCATAGCGTAACCAATTAAGGTTTGAGTAGAGGCAGAGCGAGGTACAACACGACCCGTAGCAGCTTCGACCGTTAGAGCAGCGCCAACAGCAATAGCAGCGCCGGACTCCATACGTACGCGACCTTCGAGAGCAATTGTTCTATCATAGGCGTATTCTGGACGATATCGGTCTTGCAAAGGCAAGCGAGAGATATTGCCGTATTGGTAAGAATAGTCAGGGCGGAGTTCAGCACCTACGTAAAACACGTTAGCAGCTTCGCCAGCGGTTAAGGTAACGGCAGCAGGGGTGAAAGCAGTCTTAACTTGGTAAATACCAGCTTGTCCACCAGCGTTAACGGCTTGAGGAGCGGTCAAGGTGAAACGAGCACCAACAGCATAAGCCTGAACAGCAATCGCAGCAACGGAAGGAATTGCGGCGCGAACGGCGGGGTCTTCAGAGCGCATAAGTGTAACACCGTAGATAGCATCGGTGTTAGCAGCGGGCAGAGTACCTAAGAACGTGATAGCGCGTCCACTAGGGAGGGTAGGGCTTACGTTGCTTACGGTACGAGTTGCTTCGGGGGCAACAATATCGAGTACGAGGTATCTGCTTTCGTTAATAGCCAAAATCTTTAATCCTTAGTTTTATTGTGAACTACAAAATACTTTGTACATGGTTTCTAACTAATTTTCTTTGCTAGAATAGTAATGACACGTTAGCGACATGTATTTTATATGAGACCAATGCTTAGCCTCAAGGGCTATAAAAACAATGCTTGTACCTTTCTAAATTATACCCAGATACGCCAGTCCATAACGTTTGCGGCTTGGCAGTGCGATTGTGGGCGTATTTTTGAAGCCAGAGTTAACGCTATCCGCACTGGAAACACCAAAAGTTGTGGATGTCGACGCAAACAAAACAGTGGGCGACGCAAGAAAAATTTCAGTAATTTCACTGAGGACAAACCATCTAGCGACATATATATATATATATTAGAGGAGTAGTAAACAGAGAAGTACAACAATGACAGCCGAAATTAAAGCCATCTTAATTGACTCCTGCAAGACCATGATTTCTGTACACAACAGACAAATCCTTTTACTTGAGGAAGAGATGACTTAAGGTTGGACATCAAAGACATTAAATTTGACCTCCACACGAAGCCCGCTTAGAGCGTTACCAGAGTCTGTAAGAAAATTAAATATTAAGGATACTAGCGACACTAAACATGTCGCTTTTATTTTGCCTACACAAAATCGTTATTATCAACGGGGTAGTTAGTTTGTCTTCCGATGGGGTTGTGTGTTCCGCGAGCACTGTTGAATCTTATGGCGTTAAAACCTCTTGCGTACCTGTAAGCGTTAACTTGTTGGTCAATTGTTTTTGTAATGCGCTCGAAATCTTCTGTAATATATGTCCTTGTCCTAAATGAGTCCAAAAAATAGCGAGCAATAATGGCGATAGTTCTCTTGCTGCTGGCACATATGACCGCAACAGCACCCGTTGGCGCAACCGTTAGCAAATTATTGAAATACTCGTTTGCATCATCAATAGCTAGTTGCACTCTGGCAGCATTTATAGTGATGGCTGAGGGGTCATCAAGATTGCTAAGCTCCAAGATTTCTCGGCTTGTGAACATTAATTCAAGGTCTGCAACTGTTGGAACCGTGTAATTGTAAGGCATTTGACAAAAGCAAGCTAATTATGCTTTACTTTGTTTGTTGTTTAACAGAAAACCCTATGTACTATAGTAACGATACAACACCATTGGATTTTGCCGTAACGGCACGTACGCACTTGAGGGCTGAGGCTAGAATCCTTCGGGAAATAACATCCAAGGAACACTCTATGACTCCACGCTACAGGGCAGCGGCAGAAGCTCTCAAATCTGTTGAGGCTGATATTGCTAACATCAATACGAGCGCATTAAAAAATACGTCGAGAGTTAGCGACACCTTTAGCGACATAAAGTTCAGTGGTACTACGGATGTTTTCCCTGTGCTAAAAGGCTATAGTATAAGAGTAGAGAGTTTCACAGGAGAAACCGAGATGAAGTTACGCACGCCCGCAATGCCAGAGTCAATCCAAGAGTGGTTAGCCACAGACACAATCGATATGTACGATTGGTTAATTGATGAGGCTGTAGCCATCTTAAAGGCTGAGTCACCCATCGTTGCTGACTGCTCTGACGAAGAGTTTGATGCAGATCTAAGAGCGAAGGTTGCCAAGGCTAAGGAAGTGGCTAAATGTCCGCTACTGCGCTACGGATATATAGACTACGACGCATAGATAAGCAAGCAAGGTTACACTAGCCTTGCTTTATTTTTTGTCTACTTTCTAAAGATTTTTCTATATGGTTGGGATGTCGATACAGCCTTTAACACACCTATCAAGGTTTTCTAGGCTGTCTTCCTTTTTTCAAATTCGCTGAGGCTAGAACTAGAGCTAGCTCAGCGTTTTTTGTGTGGTAGGCTTGCCAGCTAGCTGTTAAACGCAAGTCTTTAAAGGCATAAACGTTAGTAGCGACACTATTTAAATCTATATTATTTTCTTTACACCAGTCATCAACTAAGTCAGCAAAAGCCAGTCCAATATGATCAACATGGGTCTTGTTCCCCGCCAAAGGCTTACCTGATAGCGGACATCTCCAATCTTGCGTAAGTGTTTTAGCTCTCTGCTTGCGGTAGTTATCAATATCAGCCTTGACCATATGTCGCATCGCCCCTAGAGCTTTTTCTCGGTTTGTTTGCACTTTGCCACTGAGTTTAGATTTCGTTAGTGGAACCATTTTACCGTTAACGTGAGCATTTATAAGCTTACAACTATAGCGACCGCAGCTTGAGGACTCTACGGAAAAGTGTGTCGCTGTTAAACTGATAGCGACGTAGGCAGAAGTAGAGCGCAATACTCCACGAACAAAAGCAGATGCGGTCTCATTGAGCCTTATGCCACAGCTATGGGTTTTAATAATATTGCTCCAACGTTTGCCTTCTTCAGCGTTCATAGTACAAATGTCTTGCGACGTATTAGTGACACTAGGTGTTTTACTACTTTTCTGCGGGCAAAATAAAAACGCCCTGAGTAAAAACCCAAGACGTTAACAGGAGAAACAATGACTCTTATATATATTATAGCACTAGAAGCTAGAGGATAGCAAGCTAGCGTAAATAATACGTGCGTGCACATCTAAGTCCGCAATGCTTTTAGCGAGTGGCGTACCCGTAGGTAAGCTTTCGGAATCTCTGGCAACCTGCAAAACACTGATGAAAGTCTCTAGTGTCAAGTTGCTCTCGTAGTCCAACAGATACAAACGGCTATAGGCATCGGCTTGAGCCAACAGTATGGGTCTGTAAACGTTAGCGACATTAAGGGTAGCGATTGCGTTTGCCAACTCAGGTTGAATTAGAAGTTGATAATCCAACAAGGTTTCATTATAGGCAGCTTTTTGGATGTTTGTTAAGTCAGTAGCGGAAATAGGCATAGGGTGGTTTGTATATACAGTTTACACGTCGCTATCGTGATTTACTTTTGTCACTCGCCTTGAAGTCTGCGGGCAGCACGAGCGCCATTGTTGCTAGGGAAGTTGTTCGTTACATTGGTTACGTTCGTGTTAGCTGGCTTGTTGTTGCCACTCGTGAGCGCATCACGTATTTGCTCAAGAGTTTTAGTATTGAGTTCAGACGTTTGTTGTTGAGAGTTTTGCGCCGCTAACGTAGGAGGTTGCAAGTTAGCAGCACCCGTGGGACTAGCACCCAGGTCTTGTATCTGTGTTACGCTTGTGGCAAACTTAGATGAACCCAAGCTAGCGGTTGTTCTATTGAGTGCGCGGGTTGTTTCTACCTTAGCCGCTAGTTTATCAAACTCCGCCTGCAAACCAAACTCACGGCTATCTGTTAAGCCACTCTTGCCTTGCAATATGACTTTGCCTTCAACAACGTTCCCGCCTAACTCTTGAATTCTCTTTACTAAGTCCTGAAGCGGCTTGGCATCACGGTCGATATTTTGTTGGCTACGGGTTACGGCTTCCTCTAGCCTATCTGCTACGCGCTCAAAGCCTTCGGTAAAAGCTTTTACAATCGTACCGTCGTCCCGAATTGTTACGGTTGCACCACCGCCACTGCCTACGAAAACTCCGGGGCTTGCTCCTTGACCACTTTGATTTCCACCATTGGCTTCACTATTAGCTAATCTAGCGTCACGCTCCTGGCTCTGAGCATTAGCAATTGCTTGCTCACGTGTTGCGGCTTGATTGTTAGCTAGCGACGCTTTTTCTAGCTTATTTATTTTTTCTTGTTGCTTGGCTTTGCGTTCTAAAAACTGTTGCTGTTTTGCTTGCTCGTTGCTTATTTCGCTATTGACTTCAAGCTGCTGGTCAATGCCCTCAAGCTGAAGTTCTTTTTCCTTGCTTGATAAGTTTTTATCGGCACTAATGCTAGCTTTTTTAGCTTTAAGTTCTGCTGCGGATGCTTTGGTCTCAAGCTGACTAATGCGCAACGCAATCTGCTCTTGCTCAATTGCAAGATTTGTCTTTTGCTGCTCAAGTTCCACACTTTGCCTCTCAAGCTCAAGCTTCGTCAGCGTCGCATTTAACGTTGCTTGGATTTGCTCTCGCTGAGCCGCAAGCAATTGGTTCGCAGCATCAATGTTCGTTACGCCGCTAGCGCCTAGTTCTGCTAATTGGTTCGCAGCCTCAACACTACCACTTGCGGCTTTTTGCTGTAGACCTACTACCTCTTGTGCTAGCGACACTTGTATTCCCGCTCTTGCAACTTGCAAATCTGCTTGTGACTCAATAAGGCGATTAATAGATGATTGCAAACTAGATTGCAACTCTAATTCTTTCGTAACCTGCTGACGTGCGCGCAACTCAGCCTCAAAAGGTTGTTTAGCACGAGCGCTTGAGAGGTTGCGCTCTAGTTCCTCAAGCTTCTGCTGCTGGGCAATAATTTGTTGTCGAACATTTAGCTCTTGCTCCAGGGCTGATTTTGTCTCATTGATGATTTGAACTCGCAATGAGGCTTTTCTATCCGCTAGTTGTTGCTTCTCTGCCAAGGTTGCGGGAGATAGTTTCTCCAGTTGCGCTAGCTCATTTTTAGCATTTTCTATTCTCTTCTGTGACTGGGCAATGGTAGCTTCCGTTAGCTTTACTTGGGCTTCAGACTGTGACAGCGCCCCTTTGTTAACGAGTTCCTGTAGTTTCAACTGGCTACTAGCGGTAGATGCTTCCAGATTTTGCTGAGCCTTCTTAACCTTAAGGTCAACATCTGCTAGACTTTGGCTGAAGCGCAAACTCCCTAGCTTAGCATTGGCGCTATCGATCTCTGCGTTTAATTTATCAAGTTCTCCTTTTTCCTTACTGAAGTCCAACCCATTTGCTTGCTTGAAGTTCAAACTCTCTTGTGTAAGCCTTGCCTGGTCTTCGAGTTTCTTAAGTTCCGCAACCTGAGCATTAACGGCTCCTTGCTCCGAACTAATTTTACCACGAGCCACAAGAGCGTCATTAACGGCTTTCTCTACCTCAAGTACGCTATTAAGTTTTTCCGATTCTTCCGACCTCAATTTTTGCGCTTCCTCAAACGCAGCAATACGAATCTCTCGCTTTGCTACCTCCGATTTGCTAACGGCATCTAAGTCCGCAATTGCTTGCTCACGGGTAATAAGCCCCAGTTCTTTTGCTTTCTTGATTTGGTCAACGTAGGCTTGGGTGGCGGTGTCGAAAGTGTTTTCGTTGCCAGTACCACGTTCGTTAACAGTGTTAAAAGCCTGCCGCGAAGCATTAAGCTCCTTAAGTGTTTCATCAAGTGCGTTAGCTTCCTTATTTAAGTCCTTGAAATCGACGCTGAAATCATCTCCTATGTTTCTGCCTGTCAGCTTTTGATATTGCGCCTCAAGTTTAGCTTTCTCAGCCGCAAGCTGATTTAGCTTTTGACTTCTGTCAAGATTTTCTCTGTCTCCAAAAGCTCTAGATTTCTCTACCTGATTATAAGCGTCTTCAATTCCTTTGTAACCGTCCACAAGAGAATTTAATGCTGCCTTGTTTTTTGGGTCAACACTTAAAGCCTCACTAGCTTTATCTGCCAAGCCTTCGGATGCATCCGCAAGCGCACCTATGGAGTCACGGATTTCATCATAGCCTTGAACAACCGCGTCACTGTTTTGAGGATTAATAACGAGGTCAACTGCTAGTTTCGTACCATTCAAGGCAGCTTGGATTAAAGGGTTTTCTAACAGGGGTTGAATCGCTTTGTTGAACGTGTTTAGAAGCGTACTCCCCAGAGGCTCAAAGATTTTCCCTATGAATTTGCCAACTTCAACGATAATGCCTCGTGTAAAATTCAAATAGTTATTCAGTGCCGTGAAAGCCCCTGTGATAAAACGCAGTGACACTACGGTAATGCCCGCAACCCCTTTGAACGCAGTGGTTACAATTGGTATTAGCGGCGTTAGCTGTGTTTTTAATACCTGCGCTAGAGACACAACCAAATCAAAAGCAGTTTTAAAAGCCGTTGTTAAACCGCTTTGTATATCGCCTTCATTGTTTTGCAGAATAGTGTAAAATTCGTTCAATGCGTCCGTAATGGGTTTGAGAGCATCCTCGCCCGCAACACGCGTTATTCTCTGGAAGAAATCCGTAATGTTGCTGCTAACACCTGTTAAGCTATCTGCCGCGAGTGCGTTTGCTTCACGAAAAGATGCTAACTTTTCTTGCAAGAAATCGATGTATTCACCTTGGGCTTTTTTCTGAGCTACGACACCTTTATCTAAGCCAAGCGATTGAGAAAGCAAAGCATCAGGGTTGTTAACGTCGCCCGACAGCAATGCTCTGGCTTCCTGCGCTATCTGGTCTCGTCCTAGTCCCAAAGCCCCCGCTGCCGCTACGATATCTGCCGTAATGTCCTTAGCCGCATCCAGTGTGGATTTTTTGCTTTGCCCCTGAATGTCACCGATGTTGCGCAGTACGATGTTGAAAGCCGCATTTACGTCTTCGGTTGTAACACCGACCAACTGCTGCGTATCTTTCTCTAACTCCTTGATCGTGTCTTTGAGCAAACCCCTCGTGCTCTCTAGTTTCTCACGTAAATCCGTGACTTTATTACCGTATAGGTCAAAGACGTTTACATTATTTGCCAGCAGTCCTTGCGACGCAAGCAATTGTTGATTGAGAGCTTCGTTGCTTTGTACAAACACTCCAAAGATTTGATTAAGCAAGCTAAATACCCCTTGCGCGGCACCTGCGGCTGCGTTTAGTTTCTTTAGCTGTTCCTCTGACGCACCCAATTCCACTCCAAGCAAATTGAGTGTCCCGATTGTTTGCCCCAGAGCGCCTTGCCCAAAGCTTAGGAGAGATGGAAGTACGAAAGCCATATGCGGTGATTACTTCTTGTGCTAAAGTTACCTTACTTTGTTTGTAAACTTCAGTAGTACCACGGATGACCTAAAGCAAAATAAACGTTATCTTATAAATATAGAAACACACGGAGAAACAACCATGAACGCACTACAAATCACCAACCAACTCATGACCGCAGAAACCATGTTCAATAGTGAAGCCCACAGTGATGCTGCTTTTGAACTATATGAAAACGCCTTAGAGCAAGTAAACGACAGCAACAGATTGCAAGTTGCTCGCTTGCTTAAGTTTAAAGGTTCCGCAATTGAAGTTATGTCCTCTTGCGATTCACTAATTTACGAGGCTCCAACCAATGCTTGAGACACTGTTTGCCATAGCCGTGGGCGCAACCGTTAGCTTATCCGCTGGTGAGATTGCGTACTACTTAATAAGAAAGTAAAGTACAATAGCGACGTGTTTACTACATACGTCGCTTTAATCTAAAGCCTTGTTTTCACTTTAGAGATAAACTAAATGTCTATTTTCTTTCAAAGCGATTCTAATTCAGATTTTCTTGGCAACGGCTACAACATGCGCAGTGCCTTGATTAATAACAACACCGTCAGTATCCAAACAGACATCACGTGGCAACAACAGTACAAGATTAAGAATATTTTGTTACGCGATACTAATACAGACATCTGGTACGGAGCGCGCTTTGAGTTTGGTTACAACGGTAAGGAAAACTTTGGTTTCTGGAGCAATGTTAACCCCTTCGCAAGCACAGCTGCTAAACAAAATGGGTTGAAACACAAGGCGATACTCGCGAAGGATAACAACCAACCAACGCAATACTTTAACGAGTTTAAACTAACTAAGCAGTCCGTAAAGCTGGGTAACGTATATGCTCATAAAGGGTACCACGGAGGGATTGAGGTAGATATAGACGGGTTAGCAAAACTGCTTGATACTTCTGACTTTGAAGTCGTCATTAGCCCAGATTGCTTCAACGACGTTATCGTCCTCCACACAACCAAGTTTGTAGAGCCACCCCAAGGTCAGCCAAAGGAGGCACCTGAACCAGGCTTAGCACTAGGGTTGATTTGTATTGCTTGCTTGTGCGCTATTGCTAAGAAACTAAGTAAATAAAAACGTAAGCGACGCGGTACAAATGTATCACGTCGCTCTTGATCAGACTGTGTGTGTGTGTGTGTGTGTTACTGAGCCAAGTGCTTAGCAACCAAGCCATCGCGCAATTGCCACAGTGCTTGGGCTGCTTGCAGGTAGGGCTTTAGCAAATCGTTATCGAAAGCCGCAACATCTTTGTAGCCAACTGTTAGGTCAATTTGTCGTAAGCCGTGGATGCTTCCGTCTTTTTTGTCTATATACTCCAAGAACGTGATATCTATAGCGCCACCGTAGCTAATCTTTGCAGACTCCATACGAAGCTTAGAGAAGTTTGTAAGTAGTTCAATCATATTATCCAATCTCCGTAATTGATACTTGTGTTAAGGCGAATGGTGAAACGTTACTGGAAGCTAAGATGTTGAGTGAGTTAGCTGTGGTAATTTGGAACTTAATTGTTCCGTTGACCGCGGTATTGTTCACCACAAATCCGTTAGCCATGACCGATGTCCCAGTCGAATCTGTGATCCCAATCGCGCAAACAGTAGGAGCAGTTCCACTGGACATGACAGGTACAATCATTGCAGACGATGCGTTGGTTCCAGTGTTAGTTGTTACGTGGATATCAACTTTGTAAAAACCCGCTCGAGGTAAAGTAAAAACTCCTGTTCCTGTATTTAAGGAAATTGAAGCCGTACTCCCCGTTACGTTAGTTGCGGCAACGTTCCAAATAATATCGGTCGCAGTGTTTGCCGCGATTGCTTGGGCGGAGGTTCCACGTTCAGACCTTACACTGGCAGCTTGAGGTTTTTTTACAAACCCTTCCATGCTAATGGTTTTGGAGGAAGACCCCACTGTTACTTGTCCGGTTCCCACGGCTCCGAGGGATGTAACACCAGTACCACCAGCGGAAATCGAGACAGCACCGTTAACCGCAGGCAATATATTGACCGCACCAGAGGAGTTTAAACCAATTTCAGTATTTCCAGACGCTCCCGCACTTAATCTAAGAGTACCAGAAGTCATACCGAAACCGACGGTGGTAGTGCCTGTACTCGTGCCTGTTAATGCTACTGCCCCCGCACCCGTTGGCTGGATCGTAATAGTACCAGAGGAGGTAGAGCCAATAGTTGTAGCACCTGTGCCTGTCCCAGAGACGAACACAGTAGAGTTACCATTTGCGGGGGCAATATTAATGTTACCTGTGGAGTTAACCCCTATGTTTGTAGCATTTGCGCCCGTAGGTGACAAAGTCAGGTTGCCAGACTGAGCCTGTATCGTGAGCGTCCCGCTAGAGGTGTTAATAAGAGCACCCCCGGTTTGAGAAAACGTCATGATGCCAGCAGGGTTAGAAGCTGAGGACGTGAAGGTAAAGCGTGTCGCGGCGTTGTTTACTGCCGTCCCACTAGCTGCACCACCGTTTGGGATGTTAAATAAGATTGACCCTACGGCGTTACCTCTGGAGTTTCCTGTAGAAAGTGTTACGTTACCTGCGGCAATGTTAGTCCCCGTACCCGAAGACCCCGCAGTAACGCTATAGTTAACGCCGGCTGTGTTAGCAGCTTGGATGCCAAAGTTACATGCGACTTGGGTTGCTTGGGTAGCGGGAAAGGATATACCTGTTGCGTTAAGTACCGCAAGCGTCGCGCTGTTTCGCACAAGCCTAACATCAACCGCATCGAGCGTTCCCAACAAGTTAGTGGAACCATCAACCAACCCACGGTCGCCTGTAAAACCCCACGTAGGATAGAAAAAACTGCTCATGGATTGTAGTACCTGATGCTAATGTTAAGTATGGAAGTAGTACCTGTGTAATTTGCGTTCGTGGAACTAACACCGATCACAATACTGTTGGTGTACAAATCCCCAGCTTTACCATAAAACGCATCATCTAAGATAAAGACTGCGCCAACAGGTAAAAAGGTTGATTGTAACGGTACGTCTCCGTTAACGGGAACAGTAGTGCGATCGAAATACTGAATGTAGACCGGAACTGTGCCAATGTTTTGAGCGATAAAGCCCACGAGTCGTGAGTTAGCCGCAACACCACTTTGCCAGTTGTTAGCCGTTAGGTTTAAAACCTGTCCGCGCAAACGAGCTTGTGTAAAAGCACTGGAGATTCCCGTACCAATGTTGGCAAGCGTTGATTCGCTCGCCATGTTGGAACCAGTGCCGGGGACGATCGATAAAGACTCGCCCGCAGGTTGTGCACCGCGTTCATCAGGTAATTGTTTGGTTGAGATGCTGTCAATGAAAGCAAGAACTGAAGACGTGACCGAAGTCAAGAACCGGAGCTTCGCAGACAGCGTACCAACGGAACCGGATGTTGCTGCTGCATCTGCCGCAGTCCCCAACACACCTTCAAGTTCATCTACTGCGGTTTTAATAGTTTCGATATCCGTACTAAGGTCAATACCAGCACCAATGTCAGCAGGAGTACTGCCGCCGCCGCCACCACCACCACCCGTGCTTGTTAAGCCCGTACCTTGAATATTAATAGGCATTTGTACTCAGTCCTCAGAATCCGTAAGCGTTAGAGTTATAAACACAAGCGATATTTCCGCTTGAGTCATAATGAAGAGAAGCAACAAGCACACCACCCGCAGCTAGCACAAGTGCGTCGCTATTGAGCGTATTACCTGAAGGCAAATTAGCACCAGGTTGCTTGACTTCTAAGCAATATAGATTTGTACGCGTAGCAGAGGTTGCGACCGCTATATTGTGCGGAGGTACAGCCATGCCCGACGAAGTGTATTGAAATGTAGACATCTTAACGGATTGCCTTTAATGATTAACTACCTTACTTTGTACGAATGTTTAGGTCTCTAATCAAAGTAAGGTAATAGCTTATAGGATGATTTGAAATCATGGCAGTAAAAAATGCGGACAAGTTTTTAGCCTCTGTGATTCGCAGCGGCATTGACCAACCAATCAATCGTATCACGGACAAAGCTGGCAAACCTTTAACGGAAGACAACGCTTGGGGTTGGAATGATGAGCGCGAAGCTTTTGAAGGCATGTTTGTTTCGGGACGAGAAATACTTGACTATAGTATTGAGAAAAACTCCAAAGGTGGCTGGAGTGTTGAGTTTGAACCTAGCAAACGCGTTAAGAACAACGGTGTAGTTGATGATGCGGACGAAAACGAAACGGGAAAGTAGAATCCTTTAGCGAAAGCCGTGTTGGCATTGTTGTTGCCAGCGACGCTAAAGGTAAAAAATTTAAAGTCCTAACGAAAGAAGGCAAAACCATTCACTTTGGTGCCGAAGGCTATGTTATTGGGCAAGTAGGCAGTGAAAAGTGGAAGTCTTATTGTGCTCGTAGCAAAGCTATCACGGGAGATGAAGGCATTAGCGCTAACTGGCTAAGCCGTCGCATGTGGAAGTGCCCCGGGTTAAAACCTTTAGGGCTGGGAGATTCAATTTATTAAAGAGTACAACCCTTTATACGTAAGCATTTTAGCACAGGCGCTCCAGAGTTAATCTGAGAGCGTTTTCTCTTTAGGTATAATCCCAAGGCAAACAGTTTTAACACGCCTTGTAGCGCATCCTCGCGGGAGTAATTTTTTGCCAGAGCACAAAATATTTTTAAAGTTCCGTATTTTCACGGATGTCTAACCACGCTAAAGCGACGTATTATATAAATATAGCGCAAGAGGTAAAGCGCTTAAGAAACGATACCTCCAACGAGCAGCAGTTGACAAATCGCCGCTAAGAGCAAAGAATCTAGCTCTAGGTAAATAAAGGGATTCCGCACCAAGTAAGCTGATGCGTAAGAAAGATAGCTTACCAGCGACGCGCTCTGACAAACGCGAACCCGTGCCAGGTTTAGGAAGTTGCCTGTAGTAAAAAAACTTCTGCCTCCCACTGAGGTTGCTCCGAGTAAGGCAATATGTGGAACTCTTGAGCGGAATCGCGCGAACGCTCAAGACTAATAGACGACAGCAATAAATTCGTCATCGGGACTGACAATGCCAAAAAGTACTGGCGGGTTGTAGTCCGTTGGCGAGTTTATGTCATTGGCAGAGGTGCTGGCGCTTAGGTCAATTGTACCCACACCGTTTAGGGATTTCAGCAACCCATTATAGGCATAGATAAAAGCATCAGGCTCTATATATACCGCGAGAGAATCAACGTAGAATTCGTAGGCATTGCTTTCGGCGCTAACGGTAGAACGTGAAAGAGGTCTAACGGCTAAATCTAACCTGTCTGCATCACTGCTAACGCTATAAGCATTTGCTCTGCCCCAATCCAGTGCTGACAAGTTCTTTAACAAGGTCTTTGTCGTACTGTAGCCGCTAAAGCGATTAGGATCTACGGTATATGTGACGGTGCGACGCAAGCTTCCTGTGTTGGCGGTATTGAGCCTAAAGAGCAAAGGCTTGTTTGTTAGACTATATTGGCTAGGGAATCTGGCGGGTTCTTCAGGGGTTGTGTTTTGCTCGGCTCTGTTGCTACGTAATTTGCGAACCGTCAACGTAGGTATAACAGACCCTAGTGCTACGGGCGAGCTAACGGCGAACTCTTGTGCCGCTGAGGGGTCATTAAGTAGGTCAGTTTGGTAAATTACTTCGCGGCTTGACCATTGCTTGCGGTTTTTACTCCGTGTCCACGTTTTAACTATATCTTCCTCGTAAATCCCTTGTGCGGGGTTATAATCCACCTCACCTGCTTCTGCTGTTCTCCCTAGTTTTTTGTGTCCAGCCCAAGGAGCGCTGACACCTAGCGTACCAATCTTTTGTCTACGGTATTGAATATAGTTGCCTGATAGGTTTAAGCCACCAGGGGAACCGCCACCAATTACATCAATTACAACAGGCTGACCATCTGGCTCGCTGTAATTGTAAACCCAAGTCTCTGTTAATCTGCTAACGAGTGTTTCCGCACCATAGCTATAGATCGTGCTACTGCCAGGGTTATCTAGCTCATATTTTAATCTGGTAGTGATGAATTGCTCATAAGCGATGCCGAAAGCTTTGCGAACTTCAGTAACGCGCCTAATTAAACGACCGGGGTCATCATAGGTGCAACCATCACGGTTTAAGTCTTTATCTGTTTCATACGTCTCCTCAATACGTCGCTTCTCAAGCAACACACCTGAGCCACTAGCGTAAAGGTTGCCAGCCCCTGTGGAGATTGACTCGTAAATAATGCGACGTGTATTGGGTATGATGTCTTTTGTCTCAGTCAGTGTTCCTTCGGCAGTTGTAACGGTATCTGTTTCGTTTAAATCTATTTGGTCTAATTGAGGGTCAGCCGTTGAAAGTTGGTAGCGGCTTGCAGGTAGTTCTGTACTGTATTCTTTAGTAAAGCGGTAAAGCGTTGGCTCCGTCTCAGTCACATGTGCTGTCGCGGGGTAATCAAACGTAGCAAAACGAACTATGCCAGCCCTGTCGCTATAGAGAAAACCATTGTTAGAAAAAGCGATGGAGCCTGCGACCTGTATAGCTGATGTGTTGCCACGCGAAAGTTGTATATCTCGAACCTGCCCCGTAATAGTAGGGATTGTGTTAGGGATATCTAGACCATCAAGTATTAAGCCAATAGCGACGCTAGCGTTCATGCTTTGCTGAGGTTGTTGGCAAATTAGCGACCGCCCTAGTTCGTTGCTGTTGTTTAGCCCTAGCAAGCACGTTAGCTTAAGCGTTAGGACTTCCCGCCTCTCATCTAACTCATAGCCTTCAATCCATAGCGAACCAAGTACGGGAATCTCTGTCGCGTTGCGGTATAGCTTAACGGCTCTGCCAGTACGTATGTCGCTTAACCCTAGAGTTCCGCTATTGCGCAGTAGCAAATCGCCCGTAATAATAACAAAACCATTGGTATCGACCGCGCTGTAAACTGCTTGGGCGCTGATGATGTCATTGTTAACGTTTATCCCGTTTACTGTACCAGTTATTGCGTTTGGAACTAAGTTTAAACCCATGTCGCTTGCATGTCGCTTGCACGTCGCTTTAGCTTACTTTTATTGGGGGGAGGGGACGATTGCGGGTGCAAGGTCGTTAGCCTTGCTTGTTCTCTATTGAGTCGATGTTGTTAGCGTTTTTTCAACTGACCAACCTAACTTATCTAACCTGTACGCTATCGTAGTTCTTTTTATGTTCGTCTGTTCCGCCCACTGTGCTAATGTTTTTGTTGTTCCGTTAAAGGTAATTTGCCTATTGTTGGTGCGGTTGTTTTGTTGGTTTTTCATGTTGTCCCACTTGACATTTCCTGGTTCGTAGTTACCGTGAGGGTTTATTCTTTCTACAGAGTCACATTCGTCGGGTCTTAGCCCCATGTGTTCAAAAAAGTTTTCAAAGTTATTCAGCCAGCCAACAAACATTGTCACACCTTTACCCCCATAGTGCTGCCATCTATTGTTTTTGGGGTTTGTGCAACGGTCTTTTATCATTTGCCAAGCCCGATACTCTACTGTGTTTGTCATGCCGTGGCTTAAAAGTCTTTTCCTGTTGGCTTCTGCTATCTGACAGCCGCAGCTTTTAGTGCTACAAGATGTCACAGCTTCAACGGCTATCTCTTTTTGCACTCCGCACTCGCACTGCCATAGTGCGAAGCGTCTTAGCCTTTGTCCCATCTTGCGTGGCTCTAGTTCTGAAACATACGTAAGTTTACCGAAAGTTAAATTTTCAAGGGTTTTTCTTTTAGGCATCGCGTTCTTTAGTTCTACCTTTTTATTTTACCATTAATCAAGCATTTTTGACAAGGCGGAGATGGCACAAAGTAACGTGTAATTACATAATAGGACTAACCGCATGCTCTCGGGTGCAGGATCACTTTTTGTCAAAACTACAAACTTAACCGCAGGAAACTCTATCAGAGGTCAAAACCTTTTGTTTCCGCTTTGTATTGCCAGTTTTTCTTTAGATTTCGACACTCAGTTAGCTGAATCTAAGTGTCTTATCGATGGCAAGCGTCAGATCACGGCTGCTGCTATCACGGAAGAAATTGCTTCTATGAAAATCAGCTTTGAATTTGCTGACTTCAAGACTTTAGGTTTCGCTTACGACGAAATTAGCCAAACCAGCACCACTGTTCAAATCCCCGTAATCAAGACCGCTACTGTTCCTACGGCTTCTCCCTACGAAATCGTTGATGCAGAAATCGTAACAGGCAACCTCGCTAGCGTATTGGTTTACAAAAACAGCCCTACCACGTCCTACATGGTAAGCAACGCTACCCCTACCACGGCTGAGCACTTCTTAGCCTCCGCTGGTAAGATCACGTTTGCTGCGGCTTCTGCTGGCGCATCTGTTTCCTACACCATTCTCAAGACCTTCTCAACCATTGAAACCATCGGTGTTGAGTCCGCTGCCGATAGCTTCGGTAACTTAGAATTCAACGGCATCATCTACGCTGGTGGTTCAGGTGAGCGCTACGGTATTCAAGTTCCTAAGCTTAGCCGTGTTTCTACCCCTAGCATTCAGATTACGGGTGACCTAGCTACGCTCGAAGTAGATTTTCGCGCTAGCGTGCCTGCTGGACAACGTAGACCCTTCCGCTTGTTCAAGCTTGCGTAAGCATAACAGCTTAACTTAATAGATTTAGCGACGCAGGGCTTACCTTACGTCGCTTTATTTTTTATGCAAAGTTCAAAACTTCTTTCAGGACTGACTCAATCATGGAGATGTTTTCTACTCCGCCTTGTCCGCTTTCGCCCCTTAGTTCGCATGTGAAAACCTTACCCTGAAAGACTTCTAAGTTTTTAGGTGCTGTTTTTGTTCCCATCCTTAGCTAGCTCATTGACCATTCTGTTATCAGCAAACATAGCCCTGTCGCTAACACCACATAAGCGTGCCAGTGCGTTCTGGCTTAGCCCACAGGTTTTACCATTAGAGCTAACGTAAAACTGAAGCTCCATATCAAGACTTTCAACTTTAACAATGCTGGTTTACAATTTCCATTTGCTTTACTTGTAAACTATATCTGTATACTATATTTTGCCCTAATAGCTTGTCACTTAGATAAAAATAACCAGATTCCCTAAAACAAAAAGCGACACGTCGCTAAACATGTCGCTTGCATTTTATTTAGTTAGCTTACGGAATCACCATACTGAAGATAGCTTCGAGTTCGGGGCAGCTATAGCGTAGTTCGCCTTTGAAAAGCATTACGCTGCCAAGCTTTGTGCCTTCACCATATATGTCGTAGGAGCCTTCCGTTAGTCTTTCGCTGTTGAAACCAATGGAGTTTAGGTTTTTAACAATCATGGAAAGAATTTGAGAGTTCATGTGTGTGGGTTCCTTTTGTTTGTTTTCTATTCTTCTATAATAACCTGTTGCCACTAGCGACACATCCGTGACACTACGGAACTTTCTCTCCAAAGTAAGCTAAAGTTAGAACGCACCTAAAGCTATGACAGACTTACTCTTGCGCACGAATAAGCACTATTATGAGACCGTCAAAGGCGAGATAAAATACGTCGCTCAATTAAGTTTGCTCAAGCGCGAAGAATTTAAAAATACACTTGTAAGGCTAGAAACGCAACTACAGAAACATCAAGAAAAAACCTTCGGTGAGGCACTTGAGGCTGATAAGATGTTGATGGCTTTAACACGTGAGTGCTTGGAACTAGGGGGTGTTGATTTTGATGATTGCAGCTTGGATATGGCTTGGTGCTTCCTTTTTGCTCACGAAATTGATGGCTATTATTTTGATAGTGGAATCCTTATAGCGGTAAACTACCCGAAAGCAAAAGCCGCTAATGAAACCCTAGGTGTACAACCTGGAAAAGCACAATCCCTTGCTAACGTTCTTGGGCGTGTCACTGCTGGCTTTGAAGACTTGCTCTCAACCCTGACTGCAATTGAAAAGCTACCGGCGGACTTGCTTGTAGATGTGCTTGAGGAACGTTCGCTCGCTATGATGTCTAGTGATGAACGCATGAAATACGAAAGTAAGAAAATGGCACAGGAAATGAAGGCTGGCAATGTTGTCTTGACTTTTGACCAGGAAATTGACCCCTCTGCTTTAGGTTTTTAATATAAAGGAACTACGTCGCTACCATGAATTGTTGTGGAACTTTAATTACGCAAGCACACGCTGAGCCAAACGAAAACCAACTCGCTTGCATCGGAGAAGCCCAGGACTGGATGGCTATTCACGAGGCTGGCATAACTGTTGTGGAGGTTTCACTCGTTAATGGTGTTATAACGTCCGTGCTAACGGAAAAGAAAACTTCGGTGAAAACACGGGTTGCTAAGCGACGTAAATAGTGCGACAATAGATTTAGTACAGAAACAAGAAAGCACATGCCCCAACTCTTTACACGTTTCGCCATGTATTGTGATGACAGAATTGTTAGCTTACTGGCTCCAGTTCTGAAAAACATTCCTCCTGAGTGCCCAATTCAGAAAAAGCACAAACTTAGCTGGAAACCTTGCACTCTGAACCCTTTGTTTACTGCTATCATGATTCTCAAAGCAAGAGCGGAGGGTTAAGATGCTAACGGTACAAAGCATACTAGATTACTTAGAAGATTGCGGCTACGTTATCGAAGTTAAGGAACGAGCTTCCGTAAGCTACAAGAAAGATAAAACCCTTAGTCTGGCAGCCGATAGCGAAATAACCTATAGGAAAGCTATCACGCAAGTCGTAGCCCCCACATATCTTAACGAACTCTATTACCACGTTTAACACGAATACCTCTCAAAGTACCGTAGGACAACACTCTTACGGTATTTTTGTGTGCTTAAATCAGAGGTCATAGAAAAAAGAAAGTTAGCCTTTAGCAGTGACATACCAGAGCGCGAAAGATTTCGTTACCTGTGTCAGACAAACTTCTTAGTTTTTTCTAAATTTGTTTTTCCTCAATTCAGTCCTGCGCAAGTACATAAACGCATTACGGGACACCTTCAAAGCGTAGCTGACGGTGACGAACCTAAGACAACTCTTAGTCTGCCACCTCGCGCAGGGAAGTCTTTGCTAGCATCGCAGCTATTTCCAGCGTTCATATTAGGTAGAAACCCTTCCAGCCATAGCATGATTGCTAGTTACGCGCTCAAGCTGTCTCGCGAAAACGCGATGAAGACTCTGCAAATCATGACATCTGAGCGTTACAGGTTTGTTTTCCCAGAGCTAGAGCTAAAGAGCAATGAAATTGTCGAAACCATTAGGACTAGACAAGGTGGCGTTAGCAGAATTTTCTCTGCTGGCAGTAATTGTACAGGTTTTAGCTATGGGGCACTGAGTAAGGACGAGTTACCAGGTGTCGCTATTGTGGACGATTTACTCGCGAGCGGTGGAAGCCAAGCAGTTATGAACTCCACATTCTTGTGGTGTACGGAGCAGTTCCTCACAAGGCGTTTACCAAACAACGCTATTATGCTTGTGGGAACCAGATTCCATCAAAACGATGTCACGGGCAGGCTTACAAAAAGTGATGCTGGATTTAAAACCCTTAGCATACCTGCACTCTGCATTGATGAAGAAACAGATGTTCTAGGGCGGAAACTAGGGGAGTCATACTGGGCAGAGACCTATGATGAAAACTTCCTTGCGGAAATGCGATCGCAAGTAGGGGAAAACGTATTTCAAACTTTGTACCAGAGCAACCCCCAAGCCCTTAGCACTAACGTATTCAAACCAAACCACATCCAGTATTGGGAACAGCTACCTGTTTTCAAATATAGGTTTCTTTCCCTTGATACAGCCTTTAGCACGAAAGAAAGTGCAGACTATAGCGTAATATGTGCCTGGGGTGTGGGGGCAGATAATCAGTTATACTTGATTGATGTCGTGCAAAAACAAGCAGACTTTCCTGCACTACTCAACATGACGCGAGAGTTCGCGAGAGTACATAGAGCTAAATTGTTAGTCATAGAAGATAAAGCCAGCGGACAAAGCTTAATACAGGTACTAAAAACAGAGGTTGGCTACCAAATAAAGCCTGTGAAACCAACCAAGGACAAGGTTACTAGAGCTAATGAGATTATACCGACACTTGATAAAGCTGTTGTATGGCTACCCTCCTCTTTAAACTCTGCACTTGTAGACCAAATGTTGAATTTTCCTCAAACGCAACATGAAGATTTCGTAGACAGTTTTGTATACGGCGTTAAGTTCTATATGGATTCAGGCTACATGAATCAAGCCACAAAAGTGAACTCTTATGGCTTGACACCTCGTCTAGGTGGTGCTAGGCGTTATTAGCCACCAGAGGCTTTTAATTCATCGCCCCCTATAAAAAATCGCCAGCACTATAGCGCTAGCGATTAAAGTCTACGACAAGTATTTATGCTTTGTCAACCTACATGCACTTCTTTATTGCTTCAGCATAGGAAATGCCTTCTTTAGCTTGAATTTTCTTCGCTTTAGCGTGTAGCTTGCCTCTGTCATCGAGCGAAGCATCTTCGTCTTCCATTTGCTCACTGTAGCGCTTTTCAGAGAAATCAACTTTAGTTGGCAAGCTAGAGAGCAAGCCCTTGAACCAGTCGTGTGCGGTCTCGGTTCCTTCACTGAAGTCTTCACCAGACATGAGCTTGAGCATAACCATGAAATCAGCAATCTTACTAACGTCCATCGAAGGCAAGATGCGACCTTCGGATTGTAAGCCTTCACAGAAAGAAAGTGCTTCACCACGTAGTAATTGCGCTTGCTGAGCTTCGATAATCTTTTTAAGAGCAGCAATCTCAGCGTTTTCTTGTACTTCGGGCTTAACCTTAGCAACAGGTTCTTCCGCCTTAGCTTTGGCTTTCTTCTCCGCAAAATCCATCATGTCAACTTCCTCAACAACTGTTTCCTCAATAGCTTCGGAGAAATCAGCATCAAGCTCAGCTAGTAGCTCGTTTTCATCTAGCAAATCAATTTCCTCTACCGCTTGGTCAAGGTTTTGCTCTTCAGCAGTCTCAACTGCTTGCAATTCTTGGTTTTCCATAGTATTTTCTGTATTGAACGTTCCCTCTACTTTCGGGTTAGCGTCGCTGTCATCGAAAATAGGCTCACTGAATTCTGGTAAGTCCAATGTCAAACCCTTAACAGCAGGAATATGTACAGCCGCAATGTGTCGCAGTACAAGATTACCAGGAGAAGGATTCACAGGAGAGTTAGCCCCATAGAAACCGCTTGAGATGCGTCTCCATCTGCCCGCTGCCATATCCGCCAACATATCACCCGTAAATTTCACATCAGCCCAGAGGCTTAAACCGTTGCGCCAAACTCTTTTAACCCAACCTCTCGCGGGCTGTGTGTCATCGTGGGATACGATAAAAGGAACAGTATCAGGTTGAAAGTTTTCCACGACTTGCTGCAAGTCTGACTCACTATAGTAACGTTCATTACCTGCGGAGTCTATTTGTATGCCACCTCGAAAGATTTCAAGTTTTTTTGTTAGAGATAGAGTCATATGTGAAAACAAGTAAAGCGACACTATACTTTCGTAGGTGTCGCTCACGGTGTTATCTGTTCTTTTTGTTACTGTACTTAACCACAGGAGTGTATAAAGCCAATTCCACAGCCCAGCCGTTGTTTAACCTGCTGGCTAAGGTTGCTCGACCTATGCCCACTTCCCTCGACCACTGTAATAGGGTTTGGGTTTTACCCTTACAAGTTATTCTTCGGTTGTTTCGTTTATTGCTCTGTTGCTCAAAAGACGTAATCCAACAAAGTAAAGAGCAAGCAGTAAGAATGAACATGAAAGTAATATCTTTGTTTGACGGTATAGGTGTTGGCAGATTGGCGCTAGAACAATGTAGGATTAAAGTGGACAGCTACATAGCTTATGAAATACATAGCCCCAGTATTAGTGTCGCTAAAAATAATTTTCCTGATATTCACCACAAGGGAGATGTTCTAGGGTTTGATTACGACGATGCTAAAGATGTCGATTTGCTCCTGTTTGGGGCACCCTGCCAGGCGTTCTCGATTGCGGGGGGTCAGTTAGGTTTTAATGATGAACGCGGCAAATTGTTTTTAAAGGCTCTAGAAATTTATCACAAGGTTAAACCACGCTTTGTTTTAGCAGAGAACGTCGTAATGCGTCGCGAATCCCAAGACTACATTAGCGAGCAAATGGGCGTAGAACCCATTAAAATTAACTCTCTAGATTACGTCGCTCAAAGCCGACCGAGATTATATTGGACAAACATTCCTTACGCTTATACTGGCAGACCTTTGCACTCGCTAGGTTTTAACGAAATTACAGGTGGCTACCCTGTTGCATATAGGGGCTATAAGCTTGATAACAAATGGGTTCCGCATCTTGACCCCTCACGCGGTGACTATTGTGGAACTTTGACCTTGGCAGGTATGACAGCTATGGTTAGTAGACAAAAACTTCAGAAGCGCTCGTTGGCAAAAAATAACTTGTGGCGAAAACTAACGGGACTTGAGAGTGAGCTATTGCAAGGTTTGCCTGTGGGCTATACAAATTCTATCAGCAGCAACAACGAAAGACGTAAGGTCTGTGCCAATTCTTGGACGCTCCCAGTTATAAACGACATCTTACGAAACCTTCCCTAAGAAAAACGCAGGAGTAGACACACACACACACACACACACACACAC